ATTACTTTTTTCTGTTACTGCGCGGTGGAGCAGACGACAGGCCTCTGGGCAAGCAGCTATCTTGTACTGCACTGGGGGATCAACTCGGAGACAGCGGCCAATTTTGCAAGCATGTTTTATATTGGGATCACGGCAGGGCGAGCGCTCAGTGGATTTTTGACGATAAAACTGAATGATGAACAGATGATCAGGCTCGGGCAGGCTATTATTTTGGTGGGAACTATTCTGTTGCTGCTGCCGTTTGGAAAGGGAACCGCGCTCTTGGGATTGATCGCTGTCGGGCTGGGCTGCGCTCCGATTTATCCGTCCATCATCCATTCCACACCGGGACATTTCGGCGCGGACAGATCGCAGGCGATGATAGGCGTACAGATGGCTGCGGCCTATGTGGGAACCTGCCTGATGCCGCCGGTGTTCGGCCTGATCGCAAACCACATCAGCATAGTGCTGTTTCCGGTATATATACTGCTGATTTTGGCGCTGATGGCATATATGCATGAGCGGCTGCTGAAACGGGCGGGGAAATGGTAGGCTGTTATGAGGCGGCTGCGAAACTTTTGTTTTGTTGCCGCCCGTTGTACGATATGGAAAAATATCGCCGCAGGGCATGCTCGCGCTGCTTGCCGCTCGTAGGTTTGGCCTATTGTTTTCGGGAATAAAACCGAAATATTTTGCAAATTGATTAAGTTTTGCGATTTATAGCTGTAAAACTTATTGATGAAATATAAGTTGTTAAACATAATCAGATAAGAAAAGTTGATCGGTTGGAGCGGGTTATAAAATATATTTTTCAAAATGTTGGCAATACATTTTCAGCAAAATCCGTTTCTGATTATTTGAAATCGGAGAAGAGAATGTTGGATAATGTGATCTACCAGGATATTTGACAAAAAGGGGACATTCAAACGGGATCAATAAAGACGAGGTGGGATATGGCGGGAAGCCCCGAAATATCAAGGGTTTTGGCGGTTTTGATAGGGAAAAAATAAGAAAGTTGTGACAGCGATTTTGAGAATAAGGTGTTCACAACTTTTTTTAATGCTTTTTTATAGAAGGAAAGGGGGATGATTGTCTGGAAGCATTGGTTTTACGCCATTTCTTGAACAATCATCCCTCTTATTACGGTTATGTTAAAATTATAGCAGAGATAATTTTGATTGTAAATATCTCAAGCGTTATAACATGGCGTTACAACGTCACTTTTTTGTGAACATGAATCATTGAAAATTGCTTAAAATGCCGTAAAATGGGCGTTAATAAAAAGTGACATTGTAAAATAGAAGTATATTTAATTTAAAAACAATTACGAAAAATTTATCAAAAACAATTCGACAAAAATGTAACTTGATTTTATGTTGTCGAATTGGCTTATTTATGGGATTTTTCTTGTTTTTCTGAAAATATTTCCCGAAACAGCAATTCGACATAAAAGGGTTAAATATAACCCATAAATAGCAAAAAAATTATGCTATTTCAGACGTAATATCATTTTTGTTTGAAGAGATAAATTCTTCCGAATCTTTTCTTTTGTTATATTTCATTTCTGCTATTATTAGAAGCTCATCTTGATCAGACTTAGACATATTATTAAAATGATGTATGAGCTGATCAACTCGGATATCCGACAAATCATATGACTCGGAATCCAGAGATTTTCCGAGTAAAATGTAATCCGTAGAACATTGCAAGATATTTGCCAACTGAATTATTGCCGTTGCGGAAGGAAGTGATTTTCCGTTTTCGATATCACTCAAATTTCCGGTGGAAATACCGGACATTTCTTTAATTTGTGCACCGGTTATGTTTAAAGATTTTCTTCGTTCTTTTATTCTCAATCCAATCATCTCATTCATGTTTTCTCCATTTCTCTGATTTTAGAAATAACTCGAAAATCCGATTTTCTTATTGACAAAACTCGGAGTTAAGAGTATTCTTGTATCAAGGGTTAAAAATAAACCAATTACAACATAGCATATCCTGAAGGTTTTCACAATCTGATCAGAAGACCTTATCCCGGAGTTCTCCGGAACAAAGATAGTCGCCCGGATCAGGGCATCGATAGTTGAAAATGCAGTCAGAGATAAATCAATTCTAAAAATTCTTTATCCCGGAGTTCTCCGGAACAAGGAAAGTCGCCTGGATCAGGGCATCAATAGTTGAAAATGCAGTCAAGGATTAACTAATAAGGTTACATTACATTTTACCACAGGATTGGAGGAGGATAAAGGAAAATTAGTAATTAAAATAAGGAGGCATATATGAAAGAAAAATATATGGTAGAGGAGCTTGGCTTTCTGGAAGAGATGTTGCTTGGCTATGAGGACCAGATGACGATTGAGGAGAAAGAGCGGACAGAAACTGGACAGCGAAAATTTGCAGAAACGAAGAAAAAACGGGATATGATTATTAAGATTATGCGGCTGGTGCGTGCAGAAGCGTTGAACATGGAAATGCGGGAAGAGGCTGGACATTATGACATTGCTACGATAGCGCAGATGCTCTTAAATGAATCGGCTACTGCCCATATTGAACAGAAAGAAGATTCAGCACAAGTCCGAATATACGATGAGGTACACCGAAAGTATATTGCAAGATTCAGCGTAGAGATGTTTCAGGATTGGTTGCTGTTTACAGGACACCAGTTTCTCTGAGTTTTTTATAGGAGCAGCTATGGTCAGTATTCATCGTGCAGGATACTTCCAGTTCATATGCCTGGCCAGATGCCAGATATATATTAAATATAGCGGTATATGTACTTTCATTTATCTGGCATCCGCTCCAGAATTGGACATCTGCAGAAGTTGGTGAAATAGATTCTGCATAACCTGTTAGTTGGTAACAACAGGGACAGTTTTTAACAAAATCATGTTTGGATAAGTATGTATATTTCATGATGGGCTCCTTTCAAGAAATAGTACCATCGATGGTGCGTCAACACCATCGATGGCAGTGCCATAATAGATCAGACACTGTAGGATCATTGGAATAACCCTTACAGTATCAATCTTATCACAGAATAGAGAGGTAATAAAGACATATAAGAGGAGATTTGAATGAATAAAGAGACAATTATGGAACAGTTAGTAAGAGAATCTGATTATGCGCAGAGGTCGAGGTCTCGGGATCTTTTGATTGAAACTTATGGAAAAGCAAAAATGGCTTTTCAGCTTGAGAAAATCACACATCAGGAGTTTATGAAGATTAACAAGATGACAGTGTACTTTATGAATACTCATACAAAGGAGTTATTTAATTCACTATTGTAAGGAGAATGAATGCGCAAGAATTTAAAAGAGGCAAGAATAGCGGCAGGCATGACACAGCAGAAGGTGGCGGACAAGGTAGGGATCAGCCACACATATTATCAGAAGATAGAAGCAGGGGAAAGGACCGGGGACTTTTATATCTGGGATACGCTGGAGGATATTTTTGGCATCCATCAGCGGAAGCTCCGGGAAGAGGAACCGGCAGGAAGGTGAAATTAAGAAATCAGAGTAAGGCGGTGATGGATACGGGTGAAAAGATCAGGATATACCAGCTTTGGTAAAAAAGTAAAAAAAGAGCTGATAGACAGGAACATGACGGCAAGGCAGCTTGCGGATTTGGTGGGGACTACGCCGCAGTATCTGAACAAGATATTCCATGGAGAGCGGGGCGGAAAAAAGTATAAGGATGCGATCAGAAAGATACTGGACATTCCGGCATGAAGGAGGTGATCAAATGGCGGAAGGATATGTTACTTTGGGGGAGGCGGCAGAATTAGAAGGAATACAGTATAAAACAATGTCAAAAAGAATAGATCGAAGTCCTGAAAAATTTCTTATCACAAAAGAACAGCGTAAAAAAGGTGGCAAAGAACTGACGATGGTTGCAGTATCATCCCTCACCCGGAAGGCAAGGAACGCATGGAGGGAAAGGGAGAAGCTAAAGGAGCTGGCAGGAGCGCCGGGTCAGGAAGAAGAGAAGCCGGAAACCCCATGGTACATAGACATGGACATCGACTGGTTCATGGAGAAGCACCGAGAGGAATGGTACAGGGCGATGGAGCTCGGCAACATAGTCCGGGAGTTCATGGGATATGACGAGCGCAGGAAGACGGAGTATGCAAAGGATTTTGCAAAGGAGCGGATCAGGAAGGACGCGCGGACGCTGTACCGGTATGTGAAAGCCTACCAGGAAGCGGGTGCCTGGGCAGACAGGCTGCACAAGGAGAACGGCGGGAATTATGAGTTCTTCAAGGTGCTGTGCCTGTGCAGGAAGCCGAAGGAGGCGGGGACATTCCCCAGCTTTAAGCCGGAAGTGAGGCAGGCGATAAAAAACATCTGGTTCAATAAAGATTTTGCGGCGAACCAGGGGACAAAAGAGATGCTGTACGAAAAACTGGAGGCGATAGCGGATATCAACCACTGGGAGAAGATCCCATCTTACCAGTCGGTGGTACGGTACATTAATTATCTGATGACAAATGAAAATATGTATAACGCTTGGTACCTTGCGGGGAACGGGGAGATCGGTTACCGGAACAAGGTGATGGTCAAGGCAGAACGGAATACAAAGGATCTGAAGGTGATGCAGGTCGTGATGGGTGATGAGCATACCTTTGACTGCTGGGTGAGCTGCAGGCTGGAGAACGGGAAAACCGTTGCTGTCAAGCCCTGCCTGGTGGCATGGGTGGACATAAAAAGCCGGATGATCCTCGGAGATGTGATGTGTGTGAAGGCAAATAGCGATAAATTGAAAGATTCCCTGCTGAAGCTCCTGTACCATGATGCAGGAGGCGCGCCACAGTATATCTACATAGACAATGGCAAAGATTATACATCCAAAGAGATGACCGGGTATGCGAGGAATGACAGGCTGAGGCTGGCGTTCGATGATGCGGTGAAAGGTTTTTATAAGTCCATCGGCATCCAGGACTATCACCGGGCGCTCCCCTACTATGCATGGACAAAAGGGCAGATTGAGCGGTTTTTCGGTACAGTCTGCAACCAGTTTACCCGTTGGATGAAGTCTTATACCGGAACGCTGACCGGATCAAGGACGGATGCAAAGGTGGACAAGGATATACAAGGGATGCTGGAGCGGGGCGAACTTTTGACGATGGATGAATTCTACGAGAAATGGACGTACTGGTTGCATACGGTATATATGGTGAAGCCAAACGGCGGGCTGAAAAGGCAGGGGGAGGAGTTCGTCACCCCGAAGGAATGTTTTGAGAATGCTGAACGTTATGAAAAGGCGGTGCCACCGGAGAGTTTTGCCACAGTTTTGATGATGAAGTCGGAAAACAGGCTGGTCAGGAATACCGGCATACAGTTAGGAGGGCTTACCTACAGGTCAGATGAACTGTGCGCCCTGATCGGGCAGCATGTGGATGTCAAGTATGATCCGCATGATATGAGGACGATCTATGTATTCCAAGGCAGAAAGAAGATCGAGGCATATGCGCAGGAGCTCCTGACATTCGCGGGGGAGAGAGGTGTAGAGCAGAAAGCCCTGAAAGAGCACCTTGCCAGACAGAAAAGGCAGCTTAAAAATGACAGAAGGATACTGGAAGAGGCAAACGTGCCGTTTACGGAACTCAACGGCCAGTATGTTGGCTTCAATGAAACGGTCGGCGGCATAGGGCTTATGATCGGAAAGGAAAAGAGGAAACCGGCAAAGATCGTATCCATGCCGGAAGACAATACCTTCCGGAACGGGTTCCGGGGGAAAAAGCAGGAAAAGCCCGCAGAAGGGAATGCCTATATCAATGAAAAAGCGGAGGAGGCGCTGCGCGCTCTCCGGGCGTTATAAACCAAAATAAATGTCAAAAAAGGAAAGGAACGGTTAAAGATGGAAGCTTTAAAGACTTATACAAAAGAAACCACGCTCAGGGAAAGGGTACTGGATATCCTTGGGGAGATGAAGATGACAAAGGCGGAGCTTGCGCTCAAGATAAAGTATTCCAGAAGCGCGGTGAGCCAGTACCTCAGCGGTAAGTACAGCTCTGATCCAGCGGAGATCGAAGCGCGGCTGGCAGAGTTTGTCCGGGCATATGAAGGGCAGGCCGGGATAAAGGGCACATTCACGGCTGGGGCGGGAGCAGCATCAGCGCTCCGCCCGAAGATCAAATATTTTGAGAGCAGGGACTATGTACAAACGATAGGCGTGTGCCGGTCATGCCAGGAAGACATGGCGCTCGGGATCGTGGTGGCGAAATCCGGGTACGGGAAGACGCACGCCCTGAAGAAGTACGCAAAGATGCCGAGGGTGGCTTATATCGAGTGCGACGACACCATGGCATGCAGGGACTTAGTGGAAGCCATAGAGAATAAGATCGGCATGCCGAAGGGGGCAGGCGGCACCATCTGGAGCCGGGTGAACCGGATCAGGGACTTCTTCAACACGAATGAAGGATACCTGCTGATCATCGATGAGGCGGACAAGCTGATGAACAAGTATACCCAGAAGAAGATGGAGATCATCCGGGGCATCTATGACCAGTCGGACGTAGGCGTTGTGATAGCCGGGGAGCCTAGGCTGGAGGCAGACATCAAAGGGAGCCTTGGCCGGTTTGCGAACCGGATGGATTTCCACTATAAGATGAAAGGGCTGACGGAGCAGGAAGTCAGGGACTATCTGGAAGGTTACGAGATCGATGAAGCGGCCATGGCGGAGATGGTAAGCCGGGCAACCAATGCCCAGAACGGATGCTTCCGATTGCTGGACCGGACGCTGAATAACGTGCTTCGGATACTGAAGCAGAAGGGCGGAAGCCGGATCACTATGAAAGTTGTGGGAGAAGCATCCAGCATGATGATGCTGTAGGAAAGGAGAAGGGCATGAAGAAAATAGAGATCGTTGTGAGCGGTGAGTTTGAGGAAGAGATATCTCTGGAGATCATGCAGGGAGCCTACGGGGCGCTCTTAAGCCACGGGTATGACGGGGTATCCATCAATACGGAGACCATACAGGATGGCGGCAGGGAGCGGCAGGAGCTGGCAAGGAAATTCAGGATACCAGATTTCCAGGTACCGGATTTCATAAGGCGCCAGAATTATGCGGCGCTTCAGGGAAGGCGGTGACGGGATGGCAGCACAACCAGAGATCAGGATGTTATGGGGGATAGCAAAGAGCCAGGAGCTGAAGCTGACGGATGAGGAACTGCACCTTATCGTAGAGCGGCATACCGGAAAAGAGAGCATAAAGCTCCTTAATAAAAGGGAGATCCGCAGCGTGATCGGCATCCTGCTGGATATGAAGGATTCATGCAGAAGGAATGAGAGGGGCAGGAAGTTCTGCAGGGGGAACCCGGCAACGGAGAACCAGAGAAAGAAGATATACAGGCTCACACAGGAACTGGGCTGGGACAAGCCTTCGAGGCTGTCCGGCATGTGCCGCAGGATGTTCGGCACTGCCGCTGTAGAATGGCTGGACTACAGCCAGTGTTCCAAGCTCATCGAGGCATTAAAGAGCATGCTGGAGCGGCAGAAAGGAGAAAGCGATGAAAGACTGCAGGCTTGTGATAACGGTCAAAGATGGCCAGGCGCATTTTGAGGGGCAGGATATCAGCCTGGAGGGGCTCGCAAACATGGCAGGCTTTCTGCAGGTGTTTGTGGGGCATGAGAGCCTGAAGATGGGGCTTGGCATGGAAGACATCAAGGACTACATGTTGGACATCCACCTTGCGGCGATAGAGGCTGTTGAGGCACAGAAGGAAAAGTGGAGTAAGGAAGGAGGAAACAATGAGGACAGCGTATAAAAAAATGACGAGCCATGGCTCAATCAGCATACCGGTGGCAATGCGGCGGGAGCTCGGGATCGAGCCGAAGGACCCTATGGTAGTGGAAGAGCATAACGGGGCAGTGCTGATCAGACCGTATATGCTTCGTTGCAGTTTCTGCAAAACTATGGAAAACGTACAGGAATATAGGGGGCGCGGCATATGTAGCGCCTGTGCCGCCAGAATAGCGGAAAAGATGGGAGGACAGGGATGAAAGATATAAAGAAAATGTCCAATGGAGAACTGATCAGTGCTTGTGTATTGCTTGATAAGGGGCAGAAGGAAGGGCGCGCAACGCTGAACCGTTACAAGGCAGAGCTTCAGGCAAGAGGGCTTGCATTGATGGAAGACCGTAACGTGAAGTATGTGAAGTTTTACGGGAAAGAAGGGAGCGTTGCCATAACAGACAGCATGAGCCTTGACATCCTGAACCCGGACAAGCTGAAGGCGCTCGTGGGCGAAGGCGTATATAACATGAAGGTAAAGGAGGAAGTAAAGGCTTCCTACAAATTTGACAGCCGGTTTGAGCGGGCATTAAAAGCGATCTTTACAGGGGATTATACCTTTGAGATGACGCTCGAGGAGTTTCTGGATGAGATGGGCATCAAGGCGGATGAAAAGCAAAAGAAGCTCCTTATGAAAAAACTGAAGGGCGATTTTGAGAAGGATAAGGAACTGCTCCTTTCTGTCCTGGCACCAGAAGGGCCTGAACCGGATCTGGATGTGGAATTATGGTATATCTATCGGATCAAGAACGGAGAGCTTATCAAGGCCTTCCTTCCGGAAGAGATGATAGATGAGACGATCAAAGATATCAGAAAGAGCATACTGGTGGAAACAAAGACAGCCATTACATTGGATTATGATGAGGAAAAGGAGGAATAAACATGGCAGGAGAGAAAAAGAACATCCTTAGTGAGCATACAAAGGATATGGAGCCGGAGCAGATCGAAGAGCTCCAGCAGAAAACAGGCAGCATGACGGAAGAGGAACTCAGGGAATTCCGCAATAGTTTTGATCCGGATAAGATGGGATTTTGTGGAGAGGAGGGTTAAGATATGGCAGCACCGAAGATTGAGAAGCTTTTAACGCCGTTTAACTTTACTAATAAAAATAATACAGGCCGTATTAAGTATATTGTTATTCATTATGTGGGCGCGCTCGGCGGGGCGAAAGCTAACTGCCAGTATTATGCCAATAAATATATCGGTGCATCCGCCCACTACTTTGTAGGGTTTAATGGCGAGATATGGCAGAGCGTCGAGGATGAGGATATTGCGTGGCACTGTGGGGCAAGCAGCTATAAGCATAAGGAATGCCGGAATACAAACAGCATAGGCATTGAGCTATGTGTCAGGAAGAAAAATACTGCCAGCATGGGGGCTGCAGATAAGGACTGGTATTTTGAAACCAAGACAGTCAATGCGGCGGCCGCATTGACAAGATACCTGATGCAGAAATACGGAGTGGATGCAGGCCATGTTATCCGGCACTATGACGTAACCGGGAAGATATGTCCGAATCCGTATGTATATAACGTGATGCAGCACACATGGGATGCTTTCAAGAAAGCGATTACGGAAGGCATAACAGCTCCTGCACCGGATACCAGCACGGCAGGAGCGCCTGTGGAGGAGGATAATGTTCAAAGTGGCTCCTATGTAGTGACTACTGCCTGTGATGTACTGAATATCCGCGCCGGAGCAGGGACTGAGTATCCAGTAGTCGGGAAAATCAGTGAAAAAGCGGGAAGTAAGAACCTGTACACGATCGTAGAAGAAAAGAACGGTTGGGGGTATTTGAGATCAGGGGCTGGCTGGATAAAGCTTTCTTATACGAAACCTGAAGGAATAGCGGCGGGGGTGCCTGCATTTTCTCCATATGCGGTGACTACCACCTGTGATGTGTTGAACATCCGTGCCGGGGCAGGGACAAACTATTCTGTTACAGGCACGATCAGCGAAGCCTGTGGAAAGAAGAAAAGGTATACCATCGTAGAGGAAAGGGAAGGCTGGGGGCGGTTGAAATCCGGAACTGGATGGATAAAACTCTCTTACACAAGGAAAGCATCCTGACCAGAGGAGGGCATGGAATGATAGATACACTCATGCGGGAGCTTATGGAAGATATAACGATGGATGACATCGGGGAAAAATACCGCCCGGTGGTAGAGATCATCGGGATAGAGAAGTTTGTGGAGCTCAGCGATTATGCAAAAGGCGATGAACTGTATTTCCCGAAGGTTGAGAATGTCATCGCCCCAGCGAGGAACCGCCAGATCAAGGCTGAGTGGAACGGCTATAATTCCAAGGAACTGGCAGATAAATACAACCTGACCATTAAGCAGATCGGGAACATCTTAAAAGATGTCCCTCTGATCGGACAGCAGAGCATATTTGATTGGATGGAAACAAAAGAGGCCTAGCTTTCCGGAAACATTTTCCGGAAATGCTTCCCCTAAAAATTCATAGGCAGAACATTTAAGATAGAGCATGTACTTAGTACATGCTCTTATTGCGTTTCGTCATTCTCAAAACAATAAGAAAGGAGTGGTCATATGAAAAAAATCACACTGGATGTATCACAGATTATAGTTTTTGTGGGCGTTATGGCGTTTTTGGTGTCCTGCATCACAGAGACTTTAAAGAAATGGGCATGGTTTGATGCCAAAGTGCCTACGGCACTGACAGTTATCGTACTGTCCCTTATCCTCTGCCCGACCAGCATGCTGGGGATGGCAGCATACTATGGAGTGCCCATAGAACATTTCATGGTATTTGCATCCTTCATAGCTGCATTCATCGTGGCTTTAGTAGCGATGGACGGATGGGAGCGCGTCACAGAACTGGCAGAGAAGCTCATCCGGAAGAAATAGCCTATGGATGCAGGCTATATTATTACATTCTCTGACGTGATGGCGGGGGTTATCACCGTCGGGCTTGGAGTGATCACATTCTTTATCAGGGGATGGATCAGCGGCATTAAAAGCAGCACGGAAGAGATAAAAAAACAGATCAAGGAGAATGACGAAAAGGTAAACGGCAGGATCGACAGGCTGGAGGACAAAACAGAAGGAGAAATATCTGATATTAAGCAGGAGATTAACAACATAAAAGGCGATTTTGCGACTACGTTTGTCCTCCGGGAGGATTTCTTTCGTTCCATGAACGGGGTGGAAGACCGGATGAAGAGCATAGACGGCAAGATTGACAAGCTCCTGATACAGATAAGCAGGAAAGAACGGGGTGGCCAGCATGAATGACTTGGAAAAAACAGAGATCAGGCAGAACAAGGCAATCCGGGGATATATTATCCGGTGCCTGGTGAAAGGGTACAATAATACGGCGCTCACAAGGCAGCTATCCAATGCGATGATGGCAGCCGGGCTGATTATATCGCCGGATATCAGCAAGTACCTTGATTATCTTGAGGATGCCGGCTATATCGAATTTGTGGAAGAGAAAGTCACCGCTTATAACGCCTATGCCAATGATGCGGTCATCAAGCTTACCAAGGAAGGAGTTGACCTTGCGGAAGGCACCAGAGAGGACAATGGGGTTGATATCTGATGGGCGAAAAGAGGACGAAACAGAGGATATCTTGCAAGATTGATGAACTTCCGGAAGAAATGCAGCGGAAAGTGGACGTGATGCTGGCTGATACATCCAACAGTTATGAATATATCAGCCAGTTTTTAAAAAGGGAAGGCTACAGCATCTCAAAGTCCAGCGTGGGCAGGTATGCCACCCGTACGAACAAGGCCATGCAGCGCCTTTTGGAAGCGCAGGCGCAGACAGACCGGCTGATCCAGGTGGTAAAGGAGAACCCGGAGGCGGATTATACGGAAGCGGCGATCCTCCTGACCATGAACGGCCTCCTTAATAAGGTGGCAACGGCGGAGGAAGAGTTCGACGAGATGCCTCTTGATAAGGCGGGGCGGCTCATTGCCTCCCTGTCCCGGACAAAAGTGTATAAGGACAGGGTAAAGCAGGATATGAAGAAGAAGGCAGATGTTGCTTTCCGGGAAATGGAAACAGAAATGCTGAAAGTGATCAAACAGGATGGCAAGTCGGCGGCGATGCTGAAGGAGATATTGGCAAGGACAAAGGAACGGATGATGCAGGATGATTGATATTGATGAGTGGCTGCGCAAGCTGGATGAAGAAGATAATGCGGAATACAGGGATAATGAATCATACCAGAAGGAGCTGTTTGAGGAATATGTGCTCAGGGGCGTAGGCCATGCAGATGAGAGGCGGGGCTTAAAACAGCGGTACGATCTCGGTGAAGAGCTGATGGGGGAACACGGGCTGCGGAAAGAACTGGCAGCTTTTGATATGTCCTACTTCGGCAGGGCATACCTTCCCCACTATTTTATCCGGAAGTCGCCCCATTTCCATGAGGAATTGGATGAGATATGGAGCCGGGGCGTGATGAAAGGGAAAAATCCCCTGCAGGAAGCAAAAACGATATCACGAATGGACGGTTCGCATCAGGTGGTGGCTGCACCAAGGGGGCACGCAAAATCCACAAATTTTACTTTTAAGGACAGCCTTCACGCCATTCTGTATATGTATAAGCACTACATCATGATCCTGTCGGATTCTTCGGAACAGGCAGAAGGCTTTCTGGATGACATCAAGACGGAATTGGAAGATAACGGCAATATCATCATGGATTTCGGCTCCCTGAAAGGGGACAAAGCATGGCGGGGCAGCGTGATTCTGACGAGCAGTGATATAAAAGTGGAAGCGATAGGTTCAGGGAAAAAGGTAAGAGGACGGCGGCATAGGAACTGGCGTCCGGATCTGATCGTGCTGGATGATATTGAAAACGATGAAAACGTCAATACGCCGGACCAGAGAAAAAAACTGAGCAACTGGTTTTATAAGGCGGTATCGAAGGCCGGGGATACTTATACGGATATCATGTATATCGGGACGATCCTCCATTATGACAGCCTGCTCAGCAGCGTGTTGCGGAACCCGAGCTATAAAGCTAAAAAATACAGGGCAGTCATATCAGAAGCATCGAATAAAAAATTGTGGGAAGAGTGGGAAAGCATATATACCAATCTTTTCAATGAAGAGCATGAAAAAGATGCGAAAGCTTTCTATGAGGCGCATGAAGAGGAGATGCTGCTCGGGGCGGAAGTCCTCTGGGAAGAGAAACTCTCCTATTACAAACTGATGGAGATCAGAGTATCTGAAGGAGAGGCATCCTTCAATTCCGAGTTCCAGAATGATCCGGTAGATCCGGAGAACGCGACATTTAATTCGGAATGGTTTGACTATTATGAACCGGAACTTGTGGATTTCTCGAAACCGGAATTCATCTTCATTGGGGCGAATGACCCATCACTGGGTAAAAACAAGCGCTCAGATACAAGCTCCATCATCAATCTTGCCTTATCTACCAAGACTGGGTACATGTATGTGGCGGATGCTTCTGTGGAGAAGCGGAAACCGGATGTGATTATCACTGACGTATTTGAGATGAACCGCCGCCTGAAAAGGGACTATGGAAAGGGATTCTACAAATTCGGCGTAGAGACTGTACAGTTCCAGTATTTTTTCAAAGATGTCATGGCTGCCAGATCGGCAAAGGAGGGGGAGTACATCCCGATCGAAGAGATACAGTCCGTTATCAATAAGATGCTCCGGATCGAATCCCTGCAGCCGGCCATCAAAAACAAGTATCTGAAATTCAACAAGGAACATAAAACGCTCCTGAAGCAGCTCCAGGAGTTCCCCATGGGAAGGAATGACGATGCGCCGGACGGCCTGCAGATGGCAGTACAGCTCGCGCAGACGGTAAAGGGCGTAGCGGCAAAAGTAGACTATAAAACAGTCCTCCGGAGAAAGTTTCGGATGGGAAGGGGTGCTTACTGATGGCAAAGAAGAAAAAGAAAGACAAAGAACAGATGCCATTTGATCCGGCAAGGGATACCGGGGCGATAAGGCCGGTCCGGGCGAGGATCGCGGCTGGTGACGTAAATGACAAATATTCTGATTATCCATCCAATGGGCTGACGCCGGGGAAGCTTGCGCGGATTTTCAGGGAGGCGGATGAAGGGAATGTCCGGCGGCAGATGGAGCTTTTTGAAGATATGGAAGAAAAAGATGCCCATCTGTTTTCCCAGATGCAGACAAGGAAGCTTGCCGTAACAGGGCTTGACTGGGAAGTAAGACCCTTTTCCCCGGATGACAGAGATAAAGAAATATCTGACTTTGTGCGGGAGCAGTTACAGGGGATCGCTAATTTTGATGAAGTGTTGATTGACATGTTGGATGCCATTGGGAAAGGCATCAGCATTATGGAGATCGTTTGGGGAACAGAGGATGAAAAGAATGTTATAGAAGACATTGAGTATGTCCACCCTAAGAAGCTGATCTGGGACGGGAAAGCGGATGAGATGAAGATATGCACAAGGGAATATCCTTCCGGCATCAGCCTTCCGAAAAATAAATTTGTAGTGCACAGGTATAAAGCAAAGTCCGGACATGCGAGCAGGGCAGGGCTTTTCCGGGTTACAGCATGGATGTACCTTTTTAAAAATTATGATGTAAAAGACTGGATAAGCTTCTGTGAAGTATACGGCATGCCGCTCCGCCTTGGAAAATATGATGTGTCTGCGTCAGAGGATGATAAGAGGCAGCTCATGGAGGCGATCATACGCCTTGGGACAGATGCCGCAGGGATAGTTCCAAGCTCTACTATGATCGAATTTATTGAAGCAAATAAAACGACCAGCGTAGATTTATATGAAAATTTTGCCCGTTTTGCGGATGAGCAGATGAGTAAAGCTATCTTAGGGCAGACGCTGACTTCTGACAGCGGGGGCGGTTCCTATGCGCAGTCCAAGACGCATAATGAAGTCAGGCATGACCTGACAGCGGCAGACGCAAAGGCGCTGGCGGTGACGATCCGGCGGGACATCATCAGGCCGCTGGTGGAATTTAATTTTGGGTTTGATGTGGATATTCCGGTTTTTGAGTTCGACTGCCGGGAAGTAGAGGACCAGAAAGAGGCAGTAGAGGTATTGAAAACCCTTGCCTGCGATATGGGCCTGCGGGTACCGACAAGCTACATATATAGGAAGTTTAATATTCCTGAACCGGAAGAAAATGAGGATGTGTTGCATCCGCAGTTTTATTCCAAAGCGGATGCCGGGCAGCCCTACCAGGTGGAAAACGAGGAGCTGAAGCTGACACAGGATGCTGACAGGAAAGAGCAGGGGCAGATAGATGCCATAGTGGAAATATCAAATAAACAGGCAGGCGGCATCTTTCAGGAAATGATGAAGCCTATTTTCCGGTTGATAGATAATGCGGAGAATATGGAAGAACTGCAGAAGATACTGAAGGACGGGGACAGCCTCCGCAGGCTGTATCAGGAAATGGAGAGCACGGAACTGGAAGACCTTCTGCAGCAGGGAATCTACCTTTCCCATCTGGTCGGGAGGACGATGGGCTGATGGAAGTAAAATATGGGCTTTCAAAAGATTTCATATTTAAAGAAGCGGTGGCTTTTTTAAGAGGGAAGGCGGCGCTCCCCAGTGAAGCATATGAACGCTTATCCGGTGAAAGCAGGGCGAAGGCGTTCACGGTATCGGGATATACGAGCCTTGAAGTGCTGCAGGAGTTCCTTGACTGCCTCACGAAAGCGGCGGAGGAAGGAACCACCAAAGAACAGTTCCGGGAAGATATGAACCATTTCCTTGAAGGCCATGGATATGAGGGGATCAATCCATGGAAGAGCGATAACATCTTCCGAACCAACATGCAGACGGCTTTCAATGCGGGGCATTACCAGAGCATGACTGATGGGGAGGCCATGAAGCTGAGGCCCTACTGGAGATATCGGACAGCCGGTGATAAAAATGTGCGGGAATCGCATGCAGCCATGGAAGGCAGGGTGTACAGGGCGGATGATCCCATATGGGATATCTGGTATCCGCCCAACGGATTTAAATGCCGGTGCACGGTGGCCAGCCTTTCAAGAAAGCAGGTGCAGAGGCTGGGGCTCCGGGTGGAAAAAGATCCGCCGTTTGACGTTGACTATGCGACAGGGGAGATCCGCCCGAAGTTTCCGGACAAGGGCTTCTCCAATAATCCGGCAAAGAACGCATGGAAGCCTGATATGACAAATTTTTCATCGGAATTGAAGAAGCTGTTCAGGGAAAGAAAAAAGCAAGAGGAAAAGAAGGCGGATTGAGGGGCTTTCAGGAGCTGGACGGGCAAATTTACGCTCGAAATCAGAAAGGGGCGTTGTAACGCGTTATAACGCTGTTAAAAAGGTAAGAGAAAGAGGTGGTATGTATGGCAAAGCTGATCGCATGCGCAGGACAGAGCATTGAACTCTCAGGCGCGCCCGTAGAGATCAAGCTACTGCCCCTTGGCAGGGTACACAGCCAAAAGGGGGACTTTAACGTAGACAGGGAGAGTTTTGAACTTATCCGGAAACAGTTCAAAGACAGAAAGCTTGACATTGTGATCGATTATGAACACCAGACGCTGGCTGACGTACAGGCTCCTGCAGGCGGATGGATCAAAGACTTATATATGGGAACTGATGCAATCATCGCAAAAGTAGAATGGACAAAAAAAGCGGCAGAATACCTGAAGAATAAGGAATACAGGTACCTTTCCCCGGTGGTGCTGGTAAGAAAAAGCGACCAGAAGGCAACGGCAATACATTCAGCAGCATTAACAAATACGCCAGCTATAGACGGGATGTTCGCACTTGTGAACTCCCTTGATATAGGAGACATTCCAGAAGGAGGAAACAGCATGGATTTAAAAGAACTTGCAAAAGCATTGGGACTTCCGGAGACGGCAACGGAGGAGGAAGTCAGAAAAGCGGTTGAGGCGGCGGCGAAAGCGGCTGAAAAGCTGAAAGAATTGGAGGGAAATGCTTCCGGGGGAGATGAAAAAAATCCGGAAACGGCAGAAGTGGTGGCGAATAGCACCATCCTTTCCATGCTCGGGCTGAAGGCTGATGCGAAAACGGAGGACGTAGCGGCTTCCATCATGGCGTTGAGGACAGGCGCGCCGGATGTGCAGGCGGAACTGCTTGCGCTGAAACAGCAGATGCAGAAAAAAGATGTGAAGGAAGCGGTCGGTATGGCGTTGAAGGCAGGCAAGATTACGGCGGCACAATCCGAATGGGCGGAAAGCTATGCCCTGAAGGATCTGGAAGGATTCAAGAGCTTTGTGGAAAAAGCGCCGGTCGTGGTGCCGCAGGGAAAGCTTGACTTGAAGGATGCCGTGGAAGCTCCCGGCACAGGGGAAGTGGATGCAGTCATTTTGAAAAACTGCGGGCTTTCGGCAGAAGATGTGAAAAAGTACAGCAGAAGGGAGGATTAACATGATCAGGACAGGAAATGAAAGGACCGGAAACCGGTTGCTCAATATCCCAGTGAAGGGAAAGACGGAATTATCGGAAGCGACGATAGCTGCCATTGATGCGGATGGATACGCAGTCCTGGCATCAGCTTCTGCAGGGCTCAGGGCTGCAGGATGTGTGCAGCGGTATTGCGATAACCGCAATGGAGCGGACGGAGAACAGACTGCCAGCGTAAAACGGGGAGCATTTGTCTGGGATAATGACGGGACTATCAAAGAAACGGATATTTTGAAACCCTGCTATATCAAGGATGAACGGACAGTGACCATCACGGCGGAGGGTTCCAGCATGGCGGGCATCATCCTGGAAGTAATGGATGACGGCGTTACTGTGGACATGACAGCGGGAATTTTGGGCGCAGCAGGAGAATGAGAAGGAGGAAATAACAGATATGATCGTTAATCAGGCGAATTTGCATGGGCTGACTATTGGTTATTCAACAGCTTTTAATAAAAGTTTTGAGACAATGCAGCCTAACTATCAGAAAGTGGCAACAGTAGTTCCCAGTGCGACTGGAGAAGAAAATTATAAATGGCTCGGACAGATTCCCGGCATGAGGGAATGGATCGGAGAAAGGGAGATCCAGTCTCTGGCGGCCTATGACTATACTATTAAAAACAAAAAATTTGAGCAGACACTCGGCGTTCCGCGGGATGACATTGAGGATGATAAATATGGCGTATATTCCACATATTTTTCAAATATGGGAGAAGCAGCGGCGATGCATCCGGATGAGCTCGTGTTTGGTGCTATGATGGATGGGTTCAAAAAAAAATGTTATGACGGAAAACCGTTCTTTGCTGAAGACCATAAATCAGGCGGAACGGCATACAGCAACAAAGGAGATGAAAGGCTTTCCAGAGAAGCTTATAAAAAAGCCCGGAAATCTATTATGAGCATAAAAGGGGATAAAGGAAAGAGCCTCAAGCTTGTGCCGGATCTGCTGGTGGTATCACCGGCACTGGAAGAGGAGGCAAGGCTCATCTTGGAGGCAGATCAGATAAACGGGACTACCAACGTGCTGAAAGGAACTGCGAAGCTCCATGTAGAGCCAATGCTTGCGGAACATGAAGACTACTGGTTCCTGCTCTGCACAAACCGTTTCCTGAAACCGTTTATTTACCAGATCAGGAAGAAACCTAAGTTTGTATCGCTTACAAGGGAAACAGATGAAAACGTATTCATGCTGGATGAATTCCTGTATGGAGTGGACGGCAGAAGCAACGCAGGGTATGCTTTCTGGCAGATGGCTTACGGCTCAACTGGCGAAAAAGTCGCGGAAGGTTAAAAGAGGTGGAATGATGTACTGTACCGTGGAAGAAGTGCTTGGGATGATCAAGGATGACATGAAAAATGTGATTATCGGTGATGAATATATCGAGGATGAGCAGGAAAAAGAAATAAAGATAAAAGAGCTCTGTGAGGATGCCATTTCTGATGCCTGTGCTGAGATAGACGGGTATCTTGCGAAGCGGTACAGGCTTCCTTTTAACAGGACGCCACAGGTTTTAAACAAATTCGCAAAGGATATCGCTGTCTACAACCTGATCTCAAGGACGGGCATAGATGAGGGAGATAGGGAGAAAACCTTCCTGAACCGCTACAATGCGGCTATAAAGTTTCTGCTGGATGTGGCAAAGGGGACCATCAGCATAGGGGCTGACGAGGAGGATGCGGTAGAAGGCGGTGCAGCCAACGGATTCCGGATGCGCTCTTCAGACAGAATATTTTCAAGAAGCAGCATGAGGGGATGGTGAGCGGATGTCTTCGATCAGGGCGGAACTGTCCGGGGAAACAGATGCACTGCTGAAAGAACTGAACAGGCTCGGGAAGCTGGAATTCCACAGCGCGTTAAATGCCATAGGAGAAGGTTTGCGTACTTCTACAGTAGAACGGTTTGCAGAAGAGAGATCCCCAGAAGGAAAAGCATGGAAGCCTTCTATCCGGGCAGAAGAGGAAGGCGGCAAAACGCTGACCAAAACGGGGACACTCAAAACGAGCATCAGAAAGAGAGTAAGCGGCAGCGGAGTAGCGGTAGGGACCAATGATATCAGAGCTGCCACCCTCCAGTTCGGGGATACCCGGACGATCCGGGCAAAAAATAAGAAGTATCTGACATTTAAAGTAAGTGGGCAGTGGCGCAAAGCAGAATCAGTCAGAGTGGATATCCCGCCGAGGCCGTTCATCGGGATCAGTGAAGAGGATGAGCTGGAGATCAGGGAGACGCTGGAGGAAGTTCTGGAGGAATAAGGGCATGGTGAGAGAAACAGAATACCTCATAGAGGCACTGAAGGAAGCCGGGATCAAGAGCCAGGTGTACACATCCCTGAAAAAATTGAGGCAGGGGAATGAGCCGCATGTGGGAGCTGTACTGAAAAACGGTGAGAGCTTTGAACGTTCAGGCTCAAAAAAGATATATACAGACAAAGAGGGGCAGCGGAAACGCAGAGCCAAGCTGTGGGACAGGAAGGCGTCCCTGCATGTGGTGATAGCAGATACGACAGAGGAAAAAGTGGAAGAAATCCTTGAGAAGTTCCTTCGGGGCTTAAGAAAAGGGATTGCTGTTGACAGGAACTGGGTAAATATCATAGTAGGCGAGATGGACTGGGTGGAAGAAGGGGACAGCATCTTAAAAGCAAAGGTGGCAGTACAGTTTGACGTTACATTTGAGGGCGGCATCTATGAGGACAGGGACATGAAACAGATGGGGATCGGATCGATCAGATAGGAGAAGATGATATATGGCAGATAAAAAAGAGGTTGCATGCTTAAGGAGCATTGAGGATATGAAGGACGAAAAGAAAGTATCAGATGCCGTGTTTGAGGGCGTGAAAGCAGCGAATGGGTGGAAAGCAGGGAAACAGGTGGAAGAAAAGGCATTTTGCAGGGCGATAGATGGCTTTTTGAGCAGCCGGATCGACGGCTTTAGGACAGAAAAGGAGGCGAAAGGGTAATGTACGGGGACGTAACTGTAACAGTAGAAGACGGTAACCTTGGCAGGAGTACGGGCACTGGCGTCGGGATACACTTTAAGATCGGCATATCCAACGTGGAGAGTACAAAGCCGTTATTTGTGACAGGAAGCATGGGCGTGAAAAAGATCAAGGAAAAGCTGGGGGAGACGCCCCTTGCGGATGCCTGCATCGATTCGGTGGAGTGGGGGGCTTCCACTATCTATAACATTCCTGTAAAAGCAGGGACAGCCGGAACGATAGGAAAAGTGGAAGAGAGTAAATCCGGAAGCGGCACGTTTGCAGTACAGGGAGCTCCCAACAATGCCTATGACATCATAGTCGAAGTGACAGGCAGCGGAGGATGCAATGAAGGGAGTTTCCATTATTCCATCGATGGCGGCAATACCTATACGGAAGAAGAGACCATTCCTGCAGATGGCGGAGCAGCGCTGTCCATGACAGGGCTTACGGCAAAATTTTCGGATGCGGAAAGCGGCGACAGCTTCCAGGAAGGTGACCGGTTCAGCTTTTCGACAACGCCGCCGGTGATGAACAACCAGAGCGTGATCAGCGCGGTGGAGAGCCTAATCAACAGCAGCATCGCTTTTGAATTTGTACATATAGTCGGGGAGTCGTCGAGGCCGTTATGGGCAGCACTGGCAACACTGGCAGACGATTTTTTGAAAAAATACAAGAGGCCTCTGTTCTTCGTATGCGAGGCAAGGGCAAAGCGGGAAGAAGAGAGCCTTGATGAGTATGTGAATGCCATGCAGGAGGAGCGGAAAGCGATCAGCAGCATGTACATACAGGTAGTCTGCAGCAATTCGCGGTATATGCGGTTAGACGGCAGGGTGCAGGATATCAATAACGCGGGAATCGTGGCCGGGCTGTATGCAAAGGCGAAGGAATCGCAGAGCATCGGGGAGGTAAAGAGCTTTCCGATATCCGAGGCAAAGATGTTAAAGCTCCTGCCGGAAGGGATAGAGGATTATATCGCGATATTGGATGAAGCACAGTATCTTACTTTCAGGCAGTATGTGGGAAAAGAAAATTATTATGTGACAAGCGCAAATATGATGTCCCCTGCGGCAAGCGATTATGCCTATGCAGAGGATGTCCGGGTATCCAACAGGCTTGTGAAGGCAGTAAGGATGGCAGCATTAGATGAACTGCAGGTGGAGATCGATCCGGGAGAAATAGAAGCTAGCCTGAAGAAGATACAGGAACAGTTGAACATCCCGCTGGAGGACGCCGTCCGGGATAAGATTATCAGCTCCGGCACCATCGCTATTGATACGGAAAACCTCGACATCCTTGTGGATGAGGAGCTTAATATCAGGATAACGTATGTGCCGATGGGACATGTGCGGAAGATGAACCTTACCTTCGCAGTGGAAAATCCATACAGGACATCTTAGGAAGGAGATAAAAGGAAATGGCAATGAAACAGTTGATAAACGGCAAAGTCTATGACTGGTCAAGCGTAACGGTCAGCGTACCCGGCATGGAGAACATGGAGCCAACAGAGATATCCTATGATGATGAGCAGGAAAGCGAGCCCGTTTATGGGAAAGGCGGGAAGATCAGGGGATACGGCACGGGAAACCAGAAGAATTCCATCAAGGTATCCATGCTCCGTGAGGATTTCAATGAAATGTGCCGTGTGATCAAGTCCATGGGGTACAGGAATTTTTATAAATATGTTATCCCGAAGATCATAGTGAACTATGCGGATGAAGGGGCTTCGACTTGTACGGATACCTTGACCAATATTGTATGGTCAAAGAGGAGCTTTAAGGCGGCGCAGGGGGACAAATCGATGAAAGTGGACCTTGACGGCATAGCGATGGGAGGCATCCGGATCAATGATCTGGATGCGTGATCATAATAAATGACAAAAATGGAGGGAATATCATGGATTTTACGGAAGAAAGAGAAAAAAAGCTTCTGGATGCAGCAAGAGAATCTGAGGAAAAGAAAAAATCGAAAGTTGAGAGATTGAAAGAAAAATATAAAGAAGAGGGCGGAAAAGTGTATGCGGTCACTACCACGGTTCAGGTGGATGATGATACGGAAGAAGAATTTTCTTTCCTGTTCCGCAAACCGAAGCCTGCGTCTTATGACAGATATGTAAAGACTATATCAAATTCTGTGACAAAGGCGTCCAGGAGCTTTGTTTTTGACAATATAGTCGATGAGCAGAAAGATGAACTGAAAAATATCATGGAGGAATACCCGGCGATCACAATTAGCCTTGCAGATAAGCTGCTCCGCATGCTGGGGCTTGCAGATACTACATCGGTAAAAAAGCTGTAGAGGATGCCAAGGAATTGTTCCGGAGCAGTTTTATAGCTTATGGGGAGATGGTGATACGCATTTATCTCCCCAAAGAAATGCTTCCGGAAAGTTTTGAGGAGCTGGACTTTGAGGAATTTTTCTATTTGTACGCCCAGGCGGATTGTGCCCGGGAGATGAGGATAGAGGATATTGAAGCAGGAGTCGCGAAAGGGATTGCGGATCATTTTGGTGATGAATAATGGGAATGGAATCAGTATATAAGCTGTCTGTGCTGCTGAATCTGGTGGACAATCTGTCCGGACCTATGGGTGGAGCAAAAAATGATGTTGTGAGCAGCGTAGAAAAATTAAATTCCGCTTTCGGGACTATGCAGAAAGCCGGGGCAGCCATGGGAGCAGTCGGAGCAGGCATCACCGGCCTTGCAATGGGGACGGTTACGGCTACGTTTGATACCCAGAACGCTCTGGGAGAGCTGTCTTCCCTTGGCGTGAAGGATTTGAAAGCCGTGGAAGACGCAGCGAAGAGTTTTTCTGATACGTGGGCGGGAACCAACAAATCAGACTTTATCACGGCATCCTATGATATTAAATCAGGCATAGCATCCCTGACAGATGAGGGGGTGGCACAATTCACAAAGCTTGCCGCAGTGACCGGTAAGGCGACAAAATCTACCACGGAAGAGATGGGATCGCTGTTTGCAACAGGTTATGGTATCTATAAAGGGTTTTATGATGATCTGTCAGATCTGGAGTTTGGCGAGATGTTCTCCGCTGGGATCGCTACGGCAGTTAAAAACTATAAGACTTCCGGATCAGGGATGGCAAGCGCAATATCGGCGCTGGGCGCAACGGCGACTAATGCCAATGTACCGCTCGAAGAACAGCTCGCTATCATGGGACAGCTTCAGACCACGATGTCTGGATCAGAAGCGGCAACAAAGTATAAGTCCTTCCTGAACCAGGCATCCAGCGCGGGAGAAAAGCTTGGGCTGACATTTCTTGATACCAATAACCAGCTTCTTTCCATGCCGGAGATCCTGGCGGAGCTGAAAGGAAAATACGGCGATACCATTGATGCCGTGGAAAAAAGAGAACTGAAAGAGGCATTCGGGACGGATGAAGCAGTGGCGCTCATCGATCTACTGTATAACAATGTGGAAACCCTTGACAGCGGCATACAGGACCTGCAGCAGAGCATGAAGGGCGGGATCGCGGTTACGGAAGAGATGGCGCAGGCTATCAATAATACACCAGAGCAGAAATTCCAGGTGCTGAAGCAGCAGATACATAATAATGTAGAAGAACTTGGAAGCGGGCTCCTTCCGGCGGTCAATGAGACAATGGATAAAGTCAGCGGACTGATATCAAAAGGATCTGAGTGGATCAGGAACAATCAGGAGACGGTGCAGACGATCATGGACATAGCATTGAAATTCGGCGTGTTTCTGGTTGTGGCAGGGGCAGTGATGGGGGTTGTCGGGACTGTTGGAAAGACATTTCTGGCAGCAAAGAATGCTATCAGTTTTGCAAAGATCGCAGTGATGGGGCTCAATTCAGCATTTCTGGCATCACCAGTCGGATGGGTAGTCCTTGGGATCGCGGCACTGGTGGCAGCGTTCGTGGCCCTGTGGAACAAGTCGGAGGCGTTCCGTAATTTTTGGAAGGGGCTGTTCGAGCAGGTGCGCTCCGCTGTCCTGCAGGCATGGGAATCGGTTAAGCCTGCCTTACAGAATCTGGGACAGAAGCTTATGGGGCTGTGGCAGGCGGCACAGCCGATCATACAGATTCTTGAAAAGATCGGAGCGGTAGTTTTAGTAGTATTAGGCGCAAAATTTGCAGGAATACTCCGGGGAGCAGCTGCAGCCGTCACGCCTTTGATCAACGCTCTTTCGAGCCTCGTATCATTTACCACAAATGTAGTGAATATGGTGGTAGCCTTATTCCGGGGGGATTTTTCAGGGGCGCTTAACTTTGCAGGAGTTGCGGTAGAAGACTTGAAAAACTTCTTTTTGAACGGGCTCGATGCTATTCTTTCATTTGCGGGTGGATTTGCAGACGGATTTCTAGATGCGGTAGGGAGTGCCCTGTCAGCGGTGGGAATAGATGTAGATATGACAAAAATGAAAGAGACTGTGAAAAACAGACTGCAGGAGATTAAAGGACTTTTCGGAAATGTGTTAGGTGCAGCGGCGGATACGATAAAGGAGAGACTGAACAATATGAAAACAGCTTACGAAGAACATGGAGGCGGCATCCGCGGCATAGCAGCGGCAGCGATGGAAGGAGTGAAAGGCTATTTTACAGCGGGACTCTCCTTCGTGGATAACCTGACGGGCGGGAAGCTGTCAAGTATTAAGGAAAAGATAGAGAGCAAGATCCAGGGTGCCAGTGATGCGGTAAGGGAAGGGATTGAAAAGATCAAGGGATTTTTCAACATAACTTTTCCTACACCAAAGATTAAAATGCCGCATATCACGGCTTCAGGATCCTTCAGCCTTAAGCCTCTGAGTGTTCCGAAATTCAGCGTTACATGGAACAAAGATGGAGGCATCCTGAACGGGGCTACTATCTTCGGGGTGATGGGGGGTAACCTTTTAGGGGGCGGTGAAGCTGGAGCGGAAGCAGTCCTCCCGCTGACAGAGTTGTGGAAGCAGATGAAAGGGATTGTCGGTGATATAGTTGCTGGAGAGAATGAGAAGAGCAGTGAGGATGCCCAGAAGGCAGGCATCGGCATTACGAGTGTTCTCACCAAAAAAGCTACATCCGTCCGTAAGGAGAAAGAAAAGGAAACCGCTGCAACAGATACCTTTACCAGTGAAAAATGGGGAAGGGAAGGCGGCATGACCATCCACCAGATCACTTTTACGGTGGATATCAGTAAGATAAAAGACCTTCCACTGTTGTATAAACTGATCGATGAGCTGAAGGATGCACAGAACCGTACAGATCCGACGCCTTCCGCTGCATAAGGAGAATACAGATGCTGTATATACAGGATAAAGTGGCGAAACTCGGGGGAGTGATCCTTGGAGGACAGGTGAGCAGTGTTGAGGTACAGGAATCAGCAACTATTTATACAGCCCAGGATGACAAAGGAAAAGTGAAGAAGACACAGCCGGTCGGATATGATAATGCTAAAGTGATGATAGATATCGTTCTGGAGGATGGGCCGGATGGGACTACCATAGATCAAATGATCAATATGCAGAGGCTTTTTAAAGCACAGGGGCAGGAACAGGCGATGCTGTTCCCCATCGTGAATGAGGACTGCTCAGCCCGAGGCATCACACAGGTATACTTTAAAGGCTTCACAACAAAGAAAGTCATCTCGGAGAGCAAAAGGATTGCTTCGCTGGAGCTGTGGGCTCCGAAGATAGCCGGGATCACAGTGATCAAAAAAACCAGCGAGACAGTAAATACTGTTGCTGTAGCGGTGAAAAGTAAGAGCAAAAGTACAAAGTCAGCGGCAAAGAGTCCGGCAAAAGATACTCGCAGCACATCAAGCGGGAAAAGTTCGGCAAGAAGGATAGTCAAAAAAGGGATACAGGAATGGTAGCTGGACGGAGGTGGAGGCTTGAAGATAAAGAAACTGATATCACCGGAGTTCCGGATCACGGTCGGAAGTTATGAGATTAGAAAAGGGATAGAGGTAGAATGCTTTTCAAGCAAAGAATCCCATATGGACTGGTGCAGGGTGGAACTGTCTCCGGAGCTTCAGGGCTATATCAAGTTTAAGGATATGGATGAGGCATCTGTAGAGCTTGGATATGACGGGGATTATGACAGTTTGATAGAGGGATATGTCAGGTGCAGCCAGGAAGACTACTGGAAAGAGATCATTATCAAAGATGATCTGATGAAGCTGGAGAGGGTCAATATCAAAGCAACTTTTCTGGACTGTGAGCCACAGGATATCATCCGGTATGTACTGACATGCGCAGGGATAGAGGATTATGTGCTGCCAGAAGAGTATTATGGGAAAAAAGAACGTTTAGTCATTGACAGGCGGAACGGCCTTCAGGCGCTGGCAGAAGTCAACGGCGCATGGAGCATCAGCAAGCCGTTCTATTTTCAGAACAAGATATTTTACTGGGGGGCGGGAGCAGATCAGAAAGAAATGTATGTGCTGGAGGAGGATGAGACCATCTTGTCTCTCAATAAATACGGCAGCTTGTGGGAGGCAGAGACAATAGCGGTCCCATGGATCCACCACAGCCAGCAGGTAGAGATAAGGCACAGCAAATACAGCGGCAGAGCAGAGGTAGAGCGGACAATAGTGCGGAGCGATAATACTGGGGCGGTACATATGTATATCTATTTTGGAGGCAGTGCAGATGTCTGATATGATGAAACAATTTGTAGTGCAGGAGCTTGGGGAACAGATCAAGAAGAATTATCCACATCTACAGTATCCGCCGTTGTTGTATGCAAAGGCAGTACAGGTGCAGGGAGATCAGCCGCCGAGGGAGATCACGCTCAAGATACTTGACAAAAACAAACAGCCTGACAGCCGTTTTCCGGAGGTGCCGAAGGTGGCAACGGATCTCTATATAAAAAAAGATGACATCGTAGTTATAGCGCTGTTGTATGGGGAACTGAATCCATATATCCTCGGGAGGTGCTTCTGATGCAGATCATTGGAGAACAGGATACGGATATCATGATGGGTGGAAACGGACAGCTTGTGTCAGATCAGAAAGGGGATTCTGATATAGTATCAGAGGATGCCTGCTGGCTACAGGATATGAAAAATGAAGCGCTGACAGAAGAGGGGGAGCTCTTCTATGAGGACGAAGAGGGAAATGACAGTTATGGCTGGGGATTGCTCGACTTTTTTCAGGCTGAGGTAGATGATTTTTTGTTGTTGGAGATTGAACAGAGAATCCGATCCAAGATGACAAAAAGAGGGTATATAGATGCCGCAAGCATAAAGATGGACATAGATTATGACGGGCATATATATCATGTGAGGATCTCTTTTAAGAGGAATGACAGCAGCAAGGAGTATAACATAGATATCCAGAGCGATGGCGTAGAGGTGTTAATTGAATGATAGATGAAAGCATTATGAAAAATATAATCCCTATCCCGGATGAAGAAGAAGAAATGGAGAAGATACAGAGGGAGTTGGAAGCAGAAGGGTTTCCGATTACCAGTTTCAAAAAAGGGGGGATCTTTTACCATATCTGCCGGATGCTCGTAAAAATATGTATAGAGATCAAAAAACTTGCAAGGGATATTTTGAACAGTTGCTTTATCCGGCATGCGGAAGGAGACTGGCTGAAGATCAAGGCTGCCGATTTTTCAAAATACCAAAATGAAGCGAAAAGGACAAAAGGATATATCACTATCTTCAGAGAGGAATATGACAATGCGCTGCAGGTGACAAAAGGGCATTGTTTCAAGACTGAGCCAGATGCATCCGGCAGGGAGATGAAGTTCTATTGTAGCGAAAATACTATTATCGGAGCTGGGGAAAAGACAGGTAAGGTGCTGGTAGAAGCGGAAAAATCAGGATCATCTTATAACCTGAAACCGGGCAGGATTACCATTTCTATGATACATTTGGAAGGAGTAGAAGCTGTAACGAATGAAGAAGATTGGATCTTTGAGGAAGGAGCGGAAGAGGAGGATCTTGAAAATCTGCGTGACAGATGCATGAGCAGCTGGGCAGAACTTGCCACAAGGACCATAGAAGAAAAACTCCGGAACCGGGCAAGGAGTGTGTCAGGCGTTCTGGGAGCACGGATCGATGCCCAGCATCCGAGAGGACAGGGAACTGTGGATGTGATCATCACCGGGACTGCAGGGGAAGCTTCTCCGGAGCTGCTCAGAAAAGTCAGCGAAGCCATTGAGCCGCTGAAAGGAAACTATGAGGATTATCTTGTGAGATCAAGTACAGTTGTAAGGCAGGATTTTGAGTTGGTTATATATCTTGCAGAGGATATGGCTGTTGACGGTGTAGGGCAAAAAGCGCAGAAGCTCATTGATGAGCTGATGAATTTAACACGGGAAGACTTGAATATTCTATACCGGGATAGCATCATAAAAATGCTGAGTACAAACATTGATAATTATAAGAAGACGGATATCATACAGCCTGCGGAAGATGTCATTCTGGATGAGGATAAGGTGATCTTGGCAGGAAATGTGGATGTAACAGTAAGAAACGTTGGCAGTCCAGCAAAGGAAAAGGGGTGAAAGTATGATCGATAATTTTATCGAGTACATGTGGTACCTCTTTACTACACCTTTTAAGAAGGTTAAAAAGGCATTAAACAGCTGGTATATCTTGTGTAGAGTATTTGGAAAGCGCTTTGACCATCTGAAGGAAGATATCCTGCGGGCAAGGGATGAGGGCATGGTAGCCACATGCTGCCATGAGATGCTTTCGATACATGGAGCAGACCGAAGGCTGTCCAGATATGAGGGTGAACAAGCAGAAAATTTCCGTTCACGGATAGCGATGTATGAGGAGGTATGCAGGCTTGGAGGAACCGATGAGGGAATGATCCTTGCAATCAAAGCCCTAGGATTTCTACATGTGGAGAAAAAGACAGCAGTAGAACTGTATGGAGACATGGAGCGTTGGGCTGTGTTTTATATCATACTTCCAATGGAGCTGGATATGGAATATCCGATCGGGCTGAGATTATTGAGAAAAGAAGTCCGAAGAGTCAAAGAGGTAGGAGCTCTCGATAGGTATCTGATGAGGATACAGGGAAAGATATATCTGCAGGATACGGCACAGTTGATCAGATGCATTATCATCATGAAGATTTGGTGGTATCATAATGCGATATGGGACGGATCGATCAGATGGGATGGGCAGGAGCAGTGGAGCAGCAATGACACAAACCATCCTCTCAAGGTTATCGCCAAAATGAAGCAGGAGATGGGATTATCCTTTGTAGCAGGACTTAACCAGAAGTATCATTATTGGTCATGGGATGGTATATATCGCTGGGATGGCGAGCGCAAATGGGATGCGGAAATGAAGAAGGAGGTAATCTGATGGCATCTACGATAACAGTTGTAACAACATTAGCAAAAAATAAAATACTGGAGGCACGAGCAGGCAATGCCCCAATCCCGCCCATTAAATATATGGCTTTTGGGGATGGTGGAAGGGAATGGGTTCCAACAGGGGCAGATAACGCACTCCAAAATGAACTTTTGAGGAAAGAAATCACCGGCAGGGAGGTGATAACGGAGACACAGTATCGATATAAATGCCTCATCGAAACAGGGGAACTTCAGAATACTGTCATTAATGAAATGGGGCTGGTGGATGAAGCAGGGGACTTTGTATGCATCATAGTCTGTGCAGATAAGGCGAAAGATGATGATATCGAGATGGAATTCTATATCGATGACATAATGAGTTAAGGAGGGAGATATGGCTGAAAGTGAAAGAAATAATCTGCCGATCGCAGAAAATCCAGAATTTACGGCAGAGATACCAGCAATACGTCCGGATGATCCGGTACATTTTGCTCAGATGAATGCAATGCTTGCAAGTTTGCTAGGGAATGATGTGTTTCTGGAGAAGCTAGCAAATAAGATGATTGAAAAAACATATATAGCTCATATATTGGATTGTGAGAATCCGCAAATGGTTCTTGGGGCTGATCAGGCACCAAGGATAACAGGGCTTATTGATGGGGTGAAAGAGGAGATTACTCAGTTATATAGTGATATTCAACTAGACTTCAGTAATGCTAGCCCAGATGTTCAGAATCTACAAACTTTCCTTCAGAAGACATTGCTCGCATTATGGCCGTTGGTTGTTAATTTTATTAATACGCTTCCCAACGAATGGCTTTTGTCATCAAACCTATCGGGAATAACCCCTTATGTTAAAAAAGGAGATGGTTATATAAGGTTCGGTTGTAACTGCTCCGGATATGCTACATCTTATTTTGAACTTGTCGAATACATCAATATTGGTGTCGGTGCAAAATTATCTTATGATGGAAACATCTATAATGGCAGTTATGGCGATCCCGCATATGGCTGGGCTACCAGAATAAGTATGGCTGTAGATAATGGTTCCTACACGGATATTGATAGCCATACTGGAAAAGGTGTAATCAACAAAGCAATCAGCAATAATATAGATCTGAGTGCTTATGCTGGTAAATCCGTAAAGCTCAGAATCACTCATACAAAAAATCATAATGCAGATTCCTATGTGCAATTTTCAAAACTGGCTATTGAATACGCATAATCAGGATAATAATACGCTATATATATTGACAATGCTTTTTTGAGATGTAGCACCGCTGACGGCAGCGACTGCCACACTGCAATTCCCTTTGTATTTTGCAATGTCAAACTTGCGTTTTGTCCTAGTGAGCCCACCGCCTCCGTATGTATAATATATGCATATAGCATTTGAGCCTTCCGGAAAAATGTATATGCCATATGTTCCATATGCTCCAGTGGATATGCATTCTATATCAATGGTCAATGCATCAAAATCAGTGAGATCGATACTATTTATTGTGTTTGCGTATATCGTAGGGTTAACAATACCGACAGTAGTGGTAACTTGTATATGGTCGCTATATTTTGTCATTGTACCTGCATTACTACCACCACAACCTATGGTATATGTCCATCCGCCAGTACGGGCAATGAATTCATTGCCTTTGTTATATAGCCAGAAAGATTCAAGCCCTGCGAAAAGTACATCGTTCCATTTTCCATTATATTGGATTCCAAAATATCCGGAATCCGGATTGTATGACAGTACGCCGCCTGAGATATCACTATATTA